GTTAGAAGCAAGTTTTAATGCATCAAACTCTTGTTGAGTAAGCAATTCGTTTTCTAGAGCTTCGCTGAATATTTTGAAGTTGTCTTGTTGTTGTTTTTTGAATATTTCTACAGTTGTAAATCTATATTCATCATAACTTTTTATTAGGTTCTGTAATTTTGTTTTGAATTCTTTTGTTGCACCTGCCGCCTTGTCAAAAGAACTTGCTACGTCTTTGTTGCCACCTGTAATTTCTGCAAGTTTAAGGATTTGATCTTTGTAAGCAGGTATACCTTTTATTCTTGTGTTGTATTCATCTCTTGCGGCCTGTTCTGCTTTATCATAACTAACACCTGCGTCAACATACGCCTGTGTCAACATTTCTAAAACATCAGCACCTTCTGCCTGTGCTCTTTTTATAACATCTAGACTGTTTACATATTCCAGACCTGTGTCTAGTGTTTCTGTAATTGCACCTGACACGGCGTTGAATGCTTCAACGGCAGTATTGCCTACTGATACCCTTATGTCTTCACTTGTGCTTTCAATAATTTTACCAAGGCCTACAAATTCACTAACTGAGTTAATGCCTCTAATAACACCATTTACAAAACTGTCAAATACACCTGTTAGTTTTTCAATAACTTTTGCAAAGACGTCTTTTAAGAAAGTTCCTACTGCGGAGAATACTTCTCCTACTTTGTTCATTACAGCAAATATCTGTGATAGTGTCTTACCTAGTCCATTCTCCATACTTAGGAATGTGATAACACTTGCGGCCGCTACTGCCAACAGTCCAATAGGATTTCTTGCCATTGCGAGTGTTAATGCTTTGACGCCATTTGTAACACCTTTTAGAACTGCAATCAATCCTGCGCCACCTAGTGCCGCCGCCGCTATCTTGGCACCTTTGATAAACATACCCATATCAAAGTTTGATTCTCTAAGAAACTTTGTAAATTTGAAAATTGCAAAACCTAACTTGTCACCTATGATAGTTGCAAGTGGTAGTGCTCTTTCTAACATCTTGTTGAACACATTTACAAGCTCTGTCATAGCAGGACCAACTCCACCTTGTCCTATTGCATCTTGAACGTTTTTGAATCCAATCTGCATGTTTGACAATGCTGTTGATAAGTTGTTTAATCTTGCTTCTGTGGCACCACCAAATCTTTCTTTGATACCATTACCTAGTGCCTCAATAATTTTAGTTGTGTTGCCTGCTTCTTTTGAAAACTTACCTAGTTCACTTCTTGATACACCTAATTTTTCTTTTAGGATATCATAAACAGGCAAACCTCTATCAGCAAGTCTATCCAAGTCCATAAGTTCAACAGTTTGTGATTGAAGTGATCTTGTATAGAAGTCAGTGATAGCAGTCAACGAACCTAGTTGGTCCGTTGTAACCGCCGCGGCATCTGTAAATGTTGTAAGAAGCTCTTTGGTTGGATCTATTCCGTTTGATTTTAGTTTAGTAAAGGCAACACTAAGTTCTTCAACGCCAAACTGTGTTTGTGTTGCAAATTCACTTACGAACTTGAATGCTTTTGTGCCTTCATTTAGACTGCCTGTTACACTTGATAGTGTAGTTCTTAGATCTTCAAATCTAGCAGTTGTGGCAATTATACCTCTTGCTAAATTTGCCGCACCTATACCACCAAGTGCCGCCACAGCGAGGCCTGCGACTTTGTTAACACTAAGAAGACTGCCTTCAACCTTTTTGATGCGATTGTCAATACCACGTAACGCACCTTTGGTTTTATCTACGACTTTTACTTCTATCTGTTGTGTTGCCATTTTTTACGGCCTCCCTCTGTAACTTGAACCATTCATACCAAAGTTGTATTTCTAGGACGGATAGGTTCATAACTTCTTCTATGCTTTTATGGATCTCAGTTGCGATCCTCATTACAAGTTGAAGTTCTCCGTCCTCCTTTAGTTTTTTCCTACGTCCTGATAATCAGTCGTAGCTGAATTTAATTCAGCACATACTTTTAGCAATACGGCAGGGTCTGCTTCATTCATAAGTTTTGTTCTGTCAAACTTTGTAAACAATGGATCACCTTCTGGTCCCAATGCTTTTTGAATTAGACTTTCAACCAATGCGTCAACCATTTTACCTGATTGTTGAAGTTCAATAATTTTAGCTTCAACGGCAAATGGATATGTGCCTTTGTAGTAGATATCAATTTTCCATTCTTCTACTGTCATTTTTTGTAATCCACCACTGAGCTTGCTTTTGTAGTGGGATGCAATGTTATTCATTACGCTCATTTATATCTCCTTTGTGATATCTCCCTAACGGTAGGTCCTAGAATACCATTAGGTGCTTGTTTAGAACGGCCTTGCTCTAGGTAATTTATATGACGGGAACGGTTGACAATACGTTTATTTTCAAACGTATTTTCAAGGCGCCAACCGCGTCTTGCTAATCCCGTGTCAATTGGTGTATTCTTGCGAGCTACATCCAAAGTATCTTGCGCCATCCTATCTATAATACGGTCTTTTTCTCGTTCAAGTCCGCTCATAGCTTTTTTAGTGCCCTGAATCCTAACCTCAATCATAATCTATGAAGTATAGTCTACGATTTCTAGTGCTCCAGATCCCTGGAAGTTGACTGTTGCAGTTACAAGGTCATCAAAACTTGATGTTCTTGAAATGCTTGTTACCAACACATTGCCTGCAAGTTTTTTACCTGCCGCGTTGCTTGGATAGAACTCAGCTCTTAGAGTTGTATCAGCATCTGGATTGTTATGTCCTAATGCTAATTGTGCCGCTGTATCATCATACAAGATCTCCATTGATCCTGTAAACTGATGTAAACCAGCTTTGTAAGTTCTTGCCGCATCGCCCATGACTGTGTCTTCAACCACATCTTTAGTGTGTTCAACTGTCCAGGAACGAACTTCAGCAATAGTAGTTTGGCCTGCACTATCTGCTCCGATAGATACTTGACCGTTTTCACCTGTGTATGTTGCCATAGTTTATTTCTCCTTTTTAGCAGTTTCTTTAGAATCTTCATCTTCAACTTCTACTTGTTCTGGCGCAAGGTCTTTTAGTTCCTCATCGTCATGCCAAGCATAACTTTCTGAATCGTCTTCTTTGGGTGAAGTCACAATTTGGGCGGTAGCTGAGATTTTATTCTTGCTACTACTTTTTTGTGACTTTTTTTCTTTACCAGAGTCTGCTAATTTATAACCCTGGTCTAGAAATCTTTGCACACGGTCCTCTTGAATTGCTTCTTTGATACCGTCTGGATTGATTAGTTTAATATATTTTACTGGCATATTATGTCGCTCCTTGTGTAAATGAATAGTGGACTTCTGCTGTTAAGGCAAATTCGCCTAGTGGCGGAGTTCTGTCTACAATCTCAATGTTTGTTACATGAGTGGTTGCGGCGCGAACTGCATTCAAGTCTCTATTCCTATTTGTGTTCAATGCTTCTTCAATGCGTTCAATCATTTCGTTGCGTTTTTCATCAACTGACTGAACGAAACCTTTTCTACCATCACTACGCACAACCCCTCTTATGATGACTTGTAATACACCACGACGTGCGCCACCCATTGCTAGGTCCTCACGGTCTTCATTGCCTGTGGTTACAAGTATTGCTGGAAATTGTGTAAGTGCTAATTTGTCTACGTCAAAAGGTTCTCTGCTGATAAAAGCAGGACGAGGCGGTGACATATCGCCTAAAACTTCAATAATATTTTGTGCTATACTTTCGCGATTGCTCATTTACCTACCTCTTAAGGCGTAGGTAATATGTAGGTTCTCTTTCAGTATCTTCAATTGTTCCTGAACTGTCTCTATCATATTCTACACCATCTCTTAAAACAAGTTCCATTTCTCTATCATACTCTTTACGATAGAATTCCATTTTTCTTTCAAATAGATCTTGTTCTGCTTCAAATTTTGATAATTTTGGATAGATATGATAACCAAGTGCTTGGTAACAGCAGGCGCGAGTAAGTTGACTCGCTGTATATAGATCTTCATCTGGTTCTGACTCTGCGCCAACCAAATATTTTACGTCATACTGTCCGTGTGTTACAGTTGGCCAATATTTAATTCGTAAATCTCTGAATACGTCGTTTTGAGCTTTTGTGATTTCTGCGTCAAAATCTGGGATACCAAAATCAGTGATATCAGGTTCGTATTGTTCTATATCTGTTATAGTTGCTAATGTTGCCATATGGGTACTTCCCTTTCTAGTGAGTAGAGTCCTTCTCTATCCACAAGTATTTATCAGAATGTGAAAATATATGGTGGATAACGAAGAAAAAAGGGCGATGTTGCCACCGCCCTTTTATGTTAGTAAAGTCTATTCAACTATTACAGTTGAGCGTCTGCGATGATACCAACACCATAAGCGTCAAATAACTCAGAAGCGCCATATGCCATAGAACCAACAAATTCTGTTGCTCTTAGACTTGCGTCTCTTTGCTCTTCAATTCTCATGTCACGCTTAACCATGTAAGCGATAGCATCTGCACTCATTGCCGCACCAACAAATCCACCAGCACTTGGGCCAGTTACATTGTTAGTTTCAAAGATTTGCATACCTGCAACCTGACCAACATAACCTGATCTTAGAGCTTCGTTAGCTAAATCGTGGTTGTTCATTGGAGTGTTGCCGTTACCTGCAAGTGTCTTCTTAAGTTGGAATGCTTGGTATGGGTGTAAAATACACACATATGGTCCAGGAGCATTGTTAGCTCTTAGAGTAGCGGCCGCTTTGAAAATATCGTCCACTGTAATCTCTGCCGCACCTGATCCAACAGTATTTGAAAATCCTTCAAATAATGCCGCAAGTGACTGGTCCACTTTGTTTGCCATTCCGTCACCAATCTGACGACCAATCGCCGCCGCTACGTCTTCTGCGGCACCTTCACGTGCGATGTCAGTTAGTGATACATTAACACCAATTTCACTTGCTGTTACAGTTGTAACGTCAGTTGAAAAAGTTGTTGGTGTGCTAAGGTCTGTGCCCTCAGCTACTGCGGCCGCCGCAATAGTTCCATACTTTGGAATCTGTGCTACTAGGCCTGGTGTTCCTACCATGTTGTAATTTCTTACTAATGGACGGATAACCGTTCTTTCACTTAAAGTGAATGCCGCCGCTTGAACGATATTTGCATATAGATCATTAAGCGTAGTTGTTGTTGAAATTGCCATAATTATATCTCCTTATGATAGCAAGTTATATACGAACACCTCTTTCGTTCATTATCTTACGATACTGTTCGCGATGTGTGGGGTTGTTCATATCCAATTTAGTCACATCATTTTCTACCACAGGTGTTTGCTTACCTACTCCTTGTCCTGTGCCTGAACCACTTGGTCCTGCACTTACAAAGTGTGGATTCGCTGTAAGGAATTCATTTACCAAACTTGATACTTTGATAGGTTCACCCTTGTCATCATATCTTACTTGTCCGTTTGCATCAACAACATCTACGGCGCCTGCTTCATTTAACTTAACTTGGCCTTTTAGTAGTTGAACCACTTGCTGTGGATTAACTGCTTTGTTGGCACTTGCTTCGTTAAGCAATGCTCCGTCAATTTTGATAGAATGAAGTTCTGTTTCATACTGTTGGATTTTACCTGAAAACTTCTCAGCTTGTTCCTTTAACAGTTTTTCATACTCGCCACGCTTTTCAAGTTCTTCTTGTTTGCGTGCCTCTTCTTGTCCTACCAAGTTGTTGTAATGATCAAGATCAACATTTGAATATTTCTTTTCAAACTTTGCTCTTTCTCTTGCAACCCTTTCTGCTACAATGCGATTCACATCGTCTTGTGTCAGTGTTTGTTCCTTTACAGTTTCCTGTGTTGCTACCTGCTGTTCGTTTGGAGATGCAGTTGTCTCTGTTTCATTTACCGCTGTTTCTGCGTTCATATTATACCTCTTTCTTTTTGGTTGAGTCTACCACCTACCCTCTTATAGTAGTATGCTTTTATTTATCAATCTAGACAAAAAAATGCTTATTTACGGCGTCTACCGCCACGCATTGACTTTTTCTTTTTGTCCTTCTTCTTTTTTCCACCTCTACTGGCCATGGTTTTTTCTCCTATTGTATGACGAATACTGACGCTGGTAGTTACAGACATTGCACATACCAGATGCCATTATTCGTAGTTTTTACGGTATCAAAATGTTTTTCAATACCTGCCCTCACGCTCTTCCAATCGTAGTCGTGACCCATTACATATCCACCTGGTTTGACTTTTGTCTTATAGGTTTCAATATCTCTAGATACGCCTTGTTCGCTGTGATCCGCATCAATAAAAACAAAGTCAAGTGTAGAGTCTTGTATTTGATCTGCTACTTCTGTAGTCTTGCCTTTGATAAGTTTACAGCGGTCACCAAACTTTTTTGTTTTGTGGCGAACTTCGCGTTCATTTTGTTTGTGATTCCATTTAGTCCATTTGCCCATACTATCCCAAGCATCTATACCTGTCATATGTAACTGTGGACATGTTTCTAAAAGGTGTGTAATAGTTTTACCTTTCCATACACCTAATTCAGCGCCTGTTGAAAGGTCTTTTTCTTTTATAAATTTTTCTAAGGTATCCCAACGTGCCATTACATCATCATGTTGGCAATAACAGCAATCATCTGTGTAAACACTATGATACCAACTGCGCCAAGCACCTTTTTAATCATTGACATGTCACGTTCCATGTGCGTCAAATGATTGTCTAACACTAGATCTAATTTTTGTTCTAATAGTGCAAGTCGTTT